CCCTGACCATTGGTCTGCAACGCCAAACCTAAATTAGGATCGAAGGCCTGGGCGCTCGCGGCGCTGGCGACCACGGGTGGCGCGGCCGGTTCGAAAGGCCGCTCCTGATCAGAGTGGCATAGCGATCCGTGCGGAACCGTGCTGCACGGGTCAGGCACGTCATGAGCACTGGCAGTGCTCGCGACCACGGCGGTGGCCAGCGCGATGGCAGTGAGGGTCTTGTTCATCGGGGTGTCCTTTCTGTTCCGCGGTGTTCCAGCGCCGGTAGAGTAAATATGGCAATCACCACGCTCGGAAACTTGCGAGTTCCGGCCAAAAACTTGATTTTTACGGCTCTCCTTCGAGGACGCGGACGCGCGCGAGCAGCCGGTCCATGCGGCTATGTTCGGCGCGGATTTCGGTGAGTACGTCAACAATCAGTCGGCTGGTTACATGATCGACCCGTTGGGCGATCGCGGTGGTTACCGCAAGATCATCCTTGAGTGCGATCACATCATCGCGTAGCCGCCGCACCTCGTTGCCGAGCTTGGTGATGTCGACATTCTTGGCGACGTCAGCGATGGCTTCGGCGAGATCGGCCTTGGTGACCATGTTCGCCTCGATCCGGGCGAGGCGGGCAACTACATCTTCGTCGGGCATTGTCTGAACTCCTAATCAGTTCGGCAGTGTCAAGGGCGACGCAGTGTTAGCGCATTGCGCCGCCCGCTTTATGTGGTGATCCAGACCCCCGTTTGCGAGCGGGGGTTTTGCTATGACAGGAGGCTAAAATCGCGACATATTCGTTTTTAGACAACATGTGCAGCATTGTCGGTCCCAACGGAAACGTCACGCTGGGTGCTGGAGCAGGCAATGCCGAGGGCGGCATAAGCATCGTCATGACCGAGGACAAATCGACCATGACGATAGGGGCCGACGGAGCCGTCCTTCATTCGCTACATGCGGGAAAATCAGCGACGGTGACGGTGCGGTTGTTGAAGACCTCGCCGAGCAACTCGGTGCTGTCGCTGATGTACGGGCTCGACACCAATGTTGCGGGCAACCCGCAAGCCTCGGCCAATCACGGCACCAACCAGATCTCGGTCCGCGATCTGCAGCGCAACGACGTGATCAACTGCCAGTACTGCGCATTCGCCAAGTTCGCCGACGTCACCTATGCGAAGGAGGGCGGCGAGATGGTCTGGACGTTCCACGCCGGCCAGGTCGATTTCGTGCTGGGCTCGGGGCTCGCGGTCGCGTTCTGATGTCTGCTGAAATCAGCAGGCCCTTCGGCATCAACGAGTTATTGGCTATGCCGAGGCAATGCGGCTGGTGCGGCATGATCCATGGCCCGACCTGCCCGCGGATCAAAGCCATCGAGTATTACCCCAATGGCACCGTCAAGCGTGTCGAGTTTATAACGGAGGTGACGAGTGCAGGAGCTTGAGATTGGCGGGGTCAATTACCGCACCGGCAAGCTGGACGCGTTTCAACAGTTCCATGTGTTCCGCAAGCTGTCGCCGATCCTTTCGGGACTGATCGAGAGCTTCTCGCGCGCCCGCTCCTCGGTCGGGGATGGCAACGGCAGTGCCGAGGAGAGTCCGGCGGCGAACCCGGCCTTCTGGTCGGCGGTCGGGCCCGTGGCGCATGCGATCGCCGAGATGTCGCAGGATGACTCGGAATACATCTTAAGAACCTGTCTGGGCACGATCATGCGCCGCGGCACCGGCGGCGGGAACTGGGCGCGGCTGACCACGCCGCAGGGAATTTTGATGTTCGAGGATCTCGATCTCGGCACGATGCTGCAATTGGCCTATGCGGTTCTGGAGGACAACCTCGGGGATTTTTTTCGCGGCGGCCTCCTCAGCATTTCAGCCGCCCAATCCCTTACGCCATCGAATGGGCCAGCATGACCGACGACGGCGAGGAGTGGCTGTTGCGGCCGATTGGCGAGGGCATGTGCCGCTATGAATCGCTTAAGGACGGCACCCTCGACCTCGTCGATATCGCACGCATGAACGAGTATCTGGACGTGCGCGCCGAGAACCGCGCGCGGATCGAGGACGCCGCCGCAGCGGAGCATCGCCGTGGCTGACACGATCCTCCAATCGTTTCTCGTAAAACTTGGATTCACCGTCGATCCGGCGGGGCAGAAGCGCTTTCAGGACTCGATGACCGGTGCGGCGCGTCAGGTCAACGAGCTGCGTCTCGGGCTGGTGGCGCTCGCCATCGGCGTCGAAGAGGTGGTGCGGCGCACGACCAGGTCGTTCGACCAGCTTTATGCCAGCAGCCGCGACATTGGCGTAAGTGCCCGCGGCCTCAAGGAGACCGCGTCGGGATTTGACGCCGTGGGGCTGGCGGCCGACTCGGCAAGAACCACGCTCAATCAGATCCGCCAAGGCCTGACCGGCGAGACCAAGCCGGTTTTCGACAATATCGCTGCATCGCTCAAGGTCACTTACACCGACGCCAAGACATTTTTCGAAAACACCGCTGAGGCTCTTGGAAAAGAGATCCGCCTGCACGGCGAAGGAGCCGGCACTCTCGCTTTCAGCATAAAGCAAATGGCCGCCCAGGCGGGCATCAATTACGAGGCTTTGCGTACCGTCGGGCTCGGTTGGGAGTTTTATCGCGACCGCGTCAAATTTGTCGACGATCTTTTTACAAAGCTGTTCAAAAACGACAAGGGGATAAAGGACGCCACCGAAGCCGCCGCCAAGATGCACAACGAGTTTGGCAAGGTCGGCGACGCCATCGAACTCGGGTTGGCGCGGATCGTCACCGACCCTGCGATCAGCAAGGCGATCGACGACATCGCCGAGGGGCTCGCCAATTGGCTGGTCAGCGATAAAACACTTGAGACGGTCAAGGGCATACTCGACAGCATCGAAAAAGGTCTGAAAGACCCCGACACCATCAAGGAAATCGGCACGGCGCTGCACGATCTCGGTGAGATCGTCCTTGCGGTTGCCCGCGCCGTCGGCTGGCTGATCGAGACTATCGGCGTCAAAGGATTGGCCGAGATTTTCGGCGGATATGTCGCCGTCACAGTGCTCGGCAGTATCGCTGGGGCAATTACCGCCATTGCCACCGCGCTCGGTCTGCTTGTCGCCGGGCCTGCAGCCGCCGGCTGGGCAGTGCTAGCCGCAATATTTGCCGGATTTACACTATTTAAGCAAGGAACCGGCCAGCCGGGGTCGCCGACCGACCCCGCGCATCCGCAATTCACCGACCCGAGCATCCCGGCCATGCCGTTGCCCGGCGCACCGGGTGGTCAGCACGGCGGCATCGTGCCGATCAACGCGCATGCCGGCGAAATGCTGTTGCCGCGGCAGATCAGCGAAGGGCTGCAACAGCTCTTCATGCGCGGCCCAGCCTATGGCGGCGGGGCGGCCAACGACAATTATATCAACGATCAACTCGACCGCTGGCTGCACGGCGACACCGCATTCAAGCCGATCGTCGATTTGGCTAATCAAAGCTTTGAACGGTTCCGCGAGCTGTTTCTCGACTTCTTCAAACCGCTCGAGCAGGCGCAGCCTCCCGGCGGCGCACCTGGCGCAGCACCCGGCGGTCCCGCGGCTCCCGGTGGCCCCGGCATCCCGCCGGGAGCCGGCGCATTCGCCGGCGACAAAGCCGAATTCATCAAAAAGGCCTGGCCGCTGGCACAGCAGGTGGCCTTGCAGACCGGCATCGATCCGCATCTGGTCCTGGCCCAGGCGGCGCTGGAAAGCGGCTGGGGCCAACGTGCGACTGGACAGAACTTTTTCGGGATCAAGCCCGGCGGCACCCTTGCCAAATACGGGTCAATGGAAGAATCGTTTCAGGCCTACGCCGATCTGATGAAGAGCTCGCGCTACTCGGGCGTGCGCGGGGCACAGGGCATCCCGGCGCAGATCAAGGCAATGGTCGCGGCGGGCTACACGCCCGATGTCGGATATGCTGCACAACTCCAGGCGATCTCCGGCCAGCCGGAAATCGCCAATGTCGAGACGACGCCGGGTGCGGTCGGCGCCGACAATGCCCAATGGGCCAGCAGCCAAGCCAATTGGGCGCGCCGCACCGGGGCGCTCGGCACACCGGAACAAGCGGGTCAGAACCTGGTCTCGGTGAAGTCGAAAGATGGACAGACCTGGCGCGTCAATAAAGCCGTTGCCGCCGGCTTTCAGGTGTTGATCGACGAGTTTGACCGGCGCGGCTTAAACCCGGTCTCGGGCGGCGGCTACGCTCCACGCCCGATCCGCGGCAGCAGCGAATGGTCGGCGCATGCTTTCGGCTCGGCGATAGACATTGATCCAGAGGCCAACCCGCTGGGCGGCAAAGGCAAGATGCCCGACTGGGTCGGCCCGTTCGCTCGCAAGCTCGGGCTGGTGTGGGGCGGCTATTGGCCGGGCCGTCCGGACCCGATGCATTTTGAGGCGACCGCAGCAACATTGGGCTACCGCCGCGGCGGTACGGCTTACGCTGACAACAGCACCACCACGATCAACGTCCATGCCACCGACCCGCACGGCACGGCCCGCGCCGTCAGCGACCAGCACGACCGCCGATCGGCCAGTCATATGCGCAATTTCCGGACTCATGTCGCATGAGCGATGAAAAACCGCAGAGTTTCGAGGTATCAAACCTCAGCGTCCCGACGAGCCGTCTCGAAGGCTGGCGAAAACTCGCCTACCAGCTCCAGCCGAGCCAGGGCCCTGGGTCCGGACAACTCGATCCAAACACTACGGTCGTCAATGATGCCCAATGGCTGCGCCGCTTCAATCTCACCCTCTACCGCGAGGGGCCAGCACCACCGCCGCCGACCCCGACTCCAACGACGAATTTAGCGGCGCCGCAGCTCGCGCCGCGCAACGGCAGCGGCAACGGCTCCTCGATCACGCTTGACCCGGTTCAGGTGACGGCCACGCCATTGCCGCCGCAATCAACGCAACAGCCGGGTATCGATCTGTCAAATCTGCGCTGCAGCTTTAATATTCAAAAAACCACGTCTTCCAGTCCGAACAAACTTTATGCCCGCATCTACAATCTATCACCCGCAACGATGGGCAAAGTCATCGAATTCAGCCGCGTGCAGATCCAGGCGGGCTACTGGTTTTCCAACTACGGCTTAATTTTCGACGGGACGATTGTCCAGTTTTTGCGCGGCAAGGAGAACCCGGTCGACACCTATCTCGACATCCACGCAGGCGACGGCGACAAGGCGCAAGTCGCGACGACATTTACGGCGATCCCGGCAGGCTCCCCAATACAATCCAAATATGCCGCGGTGTACCGAAGCTACAAGGAACAGCAACCGGATCTCTCGCAGGGACAGCAGGATCAGAACAAAATCAAGGACAAGACGATCCGCACGCAGGTATTGGCCGGCAACACCGCCGACTACGCTCGCGACCTGTACATGCAATACAATCAAGACATTTATATCGATAATGGCCAGTGGAACGTCATCGTGCGCTCCAGCTATAAACCGAAAGAGGCGGTGATCCTGTCGCCCAAGACCGGGCTCGTCAGTCTGCCCGAGGTGACCATACAGGGCATCCAGGCGCGCTGCCTGTTGAACCCGAAATTGGTGCTCGGCGGGCTGGTCAAAATCGACACCAATATTCTCTCGGGAGTGCAGTATGTGCCAGGCACGGCAGCGAAGACCGATGCGCAAGGCAATGTCATCGGGCCGGGCGACCCGACGGGCGGTTTTCTCCAGCAAGGCGCGATCCCCAACCAACAATTCGAGACTGCCTGGACCGCACCGACCGGCCTCTACAAAATCCTTTTTATCAATTATGTCGGCGACACGCGGGGGGAGCCCTGGTACTGCGAGCTGACCTGCATCGCGGTCGACAGTAACGGCACAGTGGACCCGAAATTGATCAATCCGCGCAGTGCGGTCGGTCGTGCCGCAGCGGAGGCCGGGTTCGGGGGTATTCAGCCTCCTACGACGTTCACCTAGATGGCCCGGCAATATCTTCCCGCCGGGCCGCGCGCCGTTCTGCCGGTCCCCGGCGGGCGGCGGGTTGGACCGCAACTCCCCGCGGTAGCCCCGCGCGATGTTGTGGCCGCCGGCCCGGTGGCGGTGTTCCAACCGCTCGTTCGCGCGACACCATTGCAAGCGCTGTTCATGCCCGCGCGGCGCTCGATCGGCGGCATCATCGCCGAGGTGACGATCGAGGAAACCGCAGAGGACGATCTGCAGATCACCGAGCACCCGGTCGAGCAAGGAGCGCCGATCGCCGACCACGCCTTCAAGCGCCCGGCGCAGGTGACGATCCGCGCCGGCTGGTCGCGCCAGCGATCCTACGACCTGTCGGCCGAGACCGGCGTCTACGGCCTGCTGCTGAGCTGGCAGGCGGCGCTGATGCCGTTCGACGTCTACACTGGCAAGCGCCACTACGTGAACATGCTGATCGAGCGGCTGACGGTGAATACCGACCA